AAGAGAAAGCTAACAAGGCTCTCGTCAAACAGTCTGCCAAGTACACACCTGCCACATATAAAGAAGTTAAGGGTATCCTTGATGAGTATTCCGTGCGTGTGGTGGACAACGCCTTGCAGATTAGACTGCTGGTAACGAACAAACTATTAATAGAGTCCCAGAATGAGGACGCCAAGATCAGGATACGTGCACTAGAACTGTTGGGAAAGATCACGGACGTGGGGCTTTTCACCGAAAAGTCAGAAGTTACCGTCAATCACCGCTCTACGGAAGACCTTGTCAACAGTATTCGCTCAAAAATACAGCGACTCATGCACCCAAAGGACATAGAAGACGCCAAAATTGTCGAAGTAAACGGCGAAACGGTGGATTTAGACAAAGAACTGGGGTTAGATACCCCCCAAACCGATGCTGATGCAGGTGAGTGACCCCTTATCGTCACTGACAGACACAGAACTGGACTTTTTAGCCCAGAATCTGGATGCTTTTGAGGAAACTGACGCCGCTGAGATAGAGATGGTGCTCGATGAGTTTGAGAATAGGCGCTCAGCACGTGCTTGTAGGGATGATTTGATAGAGTTCTGCAAGAAAATGCAGGCAGACTACAAGGTTGGTAAGCACCACAGACAACTTGCGGACCAGTTAATGGCTATCGCAGAGGGTAAAAAGGACCGTATTTGCGTCAATATCCCCCCTAGACACGGTAAAAGTCAGCTTGTTTCTATCTACTTTCCAGCGTGGTTTCTAGGTAAATACCCTGATAAAAAGGTGCTTATGGTGTCCCACACCACAGATTTGGCTGTGGACTTTGGTCGTAAAGTAAGGAATCTAATAGATGTACCGGCATACAAACAAATCTTCCCCACCGTCACCCTTGCTGCTGATAACAAGTCAGCTGGTAGGTGGAATACTAATGTTGGTGGTGAGTATTTTGCTTGTGGTGTTGGTTCCGCTCTGGCTGGTCGGGGAGCTGATTTACTCTTGGTGGATGACCCACATAACGAACAAGACATCATCAACGGAAACTTTGACGTCTTCGAGAAAGCCTACGAGTGGTTCACCTACGGAGCGCGAACGCGTCTGATGCCGGGGGGTCGCGTAGCGATCATCCAGACAAGGTGGCACCAAGATGACCTCTCAGGTCGGGTCATCCGAGACATGGTGCAGAACGAGGAGGCCGATCAGTACGACGTCATTGAGTTCCCAGCTATATTTAACGAGAACACCAAGGAAGAGCGGGCGCTGTGGCCCGAGCAGTACACCTTGGAGATGCTGCGTAGAACTAAGGCATCTATGCCTGTGTTCCAGTGGAACGCCCAGTATCAGCAAAACCCCACCTCCGAGGAGGCGTCAGTTGTCAAGCGGGATTGGTGGCACGTGTGGAAGAAGGAGGACCCTCCCTCATGCGAGTACATAATCATGAGTCTGGACGCTGCGGCGGAAACCCATACCCGTGCTGACTTCACAGCCATAACAACTTGGGGTGTGTTCTTAAACGAAGAGAAGGACCAGCAGCGCTACAACATTATCTTGCTCAACTCTATTAAGAGGCGTCTCGAGTTCCCTGAGTTAAAGGACTTGGCGTTCAAGGAGTGGGAGGAGTGGAACCCAGACGTGTTCATTGTGGAGAAGAAGTCCGCAGGCACGGCGCTCTACCAAGAATTGCGTCGCACAGGCATGTCCGTACAGGAGTACACCCCACACAGGGGTTCTGGAGATAAACTAGCGCGTCTGAACTCCGTAGCAGATATAGTCCGCTCAGGACTGTGCTGGGTACCCGAGGCACGCTGGGCAGAAGAGGTGGTGGAGGAGATTGCAGGATTTCCATTTATGAGTCATGATGACTTGGTGGACTCCACAGTGATGGCGCTCATGCGCTTCAGACAAGGCGGATTTATTAGGCTCCCTTCAGATGAACCAGAAGACATCAAGTGGTTCAAGGGGAAGAAGAAAGCGTATTACTAAGGTGATATATGGCAGATAACGATGGAATCTACGGACTTGCTAAGAAGGTTATACCTCCGCAAGCGCGTTTCTATACGCAGACTTTGCTAGGTGATAGGACTAAGCCGTTTACTCAAGATGACTTGACTACGGACGAGTTACGCCAAATTCATAAAGCTGTTGAAGCATCACGGACACGGCTACAAGACAGAATAGAACAAATAAAAAATGCTAAAAGTTATTCAGATATATCCATGAGTGGTATTTACCCAAAGCATATAGAAAATAACCCAGCTTTAAAAAGCGAAAAAGAAAAATTTAAAGAATTTAAAGCGTTAAACGCAAAGCATGAACGCCAACTAAAAGAAGGTTATGGTAATGTCCAATATGAGGATTACAACTTAACTACTGACTTGGCTGGTCTAACAAACCCAGTTTTAAATACTTTAGGTAGATTTACATACCAGATACAACCAGACGGGACTGTCCACGTATCTGATAAATATGACTTTTACAACCCTAGTAGGGCAAAAAATGTAGAAGCGTTTGAGAAAATGGCACCACTAGAAAAAGCGTCAGCGGTTATGAAAAGGGTGGAAGACCCCCTTTTAACCGAAGTATCAACTGCTGGCGGTGGCCCAACATTGATAAAAAATACTATGGGGGCTATTGGCGAAGCCTACATTGGTAGAGATGGTAGACCCGTAGATATTAAGTACCATCCAGATATTTTTAAACCCCAAGAACAAGCCCCTGTTGGAAACCCTATGGGTGACGCGTACAAAAAAGGTGGGATGATAGTTAAGCCACTAGCAGGTGGGCGCAAAACTATATGACTACACAAAAGTTTATGGGTAAGGGCCAGTTGATCGACCGACTTGCAGCGCAAGTGGGGGACAGGGCTAAGGCTATATCTATACTCCAAGACCGTGGGCACTTAAAGGCCGACGGAGAAACATTCACCGTAGAAGGCGCACGACGCAACGCGATGACTGCAGAGCAACGCGCTAAAGATAGGGCTTCTAAGAAAACAGGTAAGCCCACCGATGCATTTAACTACAACCCGAAAACTAACCGGACGTTCCTTAAAGGATAAGACATGGCAATAGATAAAGCACTCTACGCAGCCCCACAGGGTATAGATGAACTTGCAGCGCAAGAAGAACCTATTGAGATCGAGATCGAAGACCCCGAGTCTGTAAAGATTGGCATGGACGGGCTAGAAGTAATCCTCGAGCCCGGTGAAGACAAAGAGGACGACGAGTTCAACTCCAACCTTGCTGAGCTCATATCAGATAGTCAGTTGGCAGAAATTGCTGGTGACTTGATTGGTGACTACGACGATGACGTGGGCTCACGCAAGGACTGGATACAGACATATGTAGACGGGCTTGAGTTGCTGGGTCTGAAGATCGAGGAGCGCACAGAACCTTGGGAAGGTGCATGCGGTGTGTACCACCCACTCTTAGCTGAGGCACTTGTTAAGTTCCAAGCTGAGACCATGATGTCTATATTCCCAGCGGCAGGTCCTGTTAAGACAATAATCGTTGGCAAGGAAACACCTGCTAAGAAAGCGTCTGCTGAACGTGTCCAAGACGACATGAACTATCAGTTGACCGAAGAGATGCCTGAGTATCGCCCAGAGATGGAGCGTATGTTGTGGGGCTTGGGACTTGCCGGTAATGCGTTCAAGAAGGTCTACTACGACCCGTCAATGCAGCGCCAAGTGGCTATGTTTATTCCTGCTGAAGATATTGTTGTGCCATACGGTTCAACAGATTTAGCTTCTTCGCCACGTGTAACTCACGTGATGCGCAAAACAGAAAATGAGCTTAGGATCTTACAAGTTAATGGGTTCTACAGAGACATTGACTTAGGGGACCCATCTAGTTCACTAGATGAAGTTGAGAAGAAGATAGCTGAGCGACTGGGCTTTAGAGCCACGACAGACAGCCGCTATAAGATTCTTGAGATGCACGTTGACCTTGACCTAGAAGGGTTTGAGGACAAGGACGAGGATGGCAAGCCCACAGGTATTGCTCTACCTTATGTAGTGACTATAGAGAAAGGAACATCTAATGTTCTTGCAATCCGTAGAAACTGGGACCCAGAAGACGACACCCACAAGAAGCGCCAGCACTTTGTCCATTACGGGTATATCCCCGGTTTTGGCTTCTATTGTTTTGGTCTCATCCATCTCATTGGTGCTTACGCCAAATCAGGTACCTCAATCATCCGCCAACTTGTCGACGCAGGTACGTTGTCAAATCTTCCCGGTGGATTCAAGACACGCGGCTTGCGAGTCAAGGGTGACGATACGCCGATTGCGCCGGGTGAGTGGCGAGATGTGGACGTTCCGAGCGGGGCACTAAAAGATAACTTGATGACACTGCCATACAAGGAGCCTAGCCAAGTGCTTGCTGGCTTGATGGATAAGATCATCGAAGAAGGTCGACGCTTTGCTAACACTGCTGACTTGAACTTGAGCGACATGAGCGCACAAGCACCTGTTGGTACAACGCTGGCTATCCTCGAGAGAACTCTAAAAGTTATGTCTGCTGTGCAGGCACGCATCCACTTTAGTTTGAAGCAGGAGTTAAAACTCTTAAAGGTAATCATCGCTGACTACACGCCTGATGAGTACAGCTATGACCCGAGCGAAGGTAACCGTCGCGCTAAGAAGTCTGACTACGACAACGTCGACGTCATACCGGTAAGTGATCCCAATGCGTCAACTATGGCGCAGAAGATTGTGCAGTACCAAGCGGTGTTGCAGTTGGCTCAGTCTGCACCGCAGATGTATAACATGCCGCTCTTACATCGTCAGATGTTGGATGTGTTGGGTATTAAGAATGCGCAGAAGTTAATACCAATGCCAGAAGATCAGAAGCCCACTGATCCTGTGTCGGAGAACCAGAATATCTTGATGAGTAAGCCTGTCAAGGCGTTTGCTTACCAAGATCACCAAGCGCATATTACTGTGCACATGTCTGCTATGCAGGACCCTAAAATCCAACAGTTGTTACAAAACAATCCTATGGTGCAGGCTCTTCAGCAAGCAATGATGGCGCACATCAACGAGCACTTAGGCTTCCAGTACCGTGTAGAGATACAGAACCAGCTTGGCTTCTCACTTCCCCCACAGATGGACGAGTCTGGTGAGGATGTGCACATTGATCCGGAAGCGGAAGCACGCTTGGCTCCAATGCTCGCGCAAGCCGCGCAACGTCTCTTGGCACAGAACCAAGGACAAGCCGCGCAACAGCAAGCGCAGCAGCAAGCCCAAGACCCGATAGTTCAGATGCAGCAGCAAGAGTTGCAGTTGAAAGCCCAAGAGCAACAACGCAAAGCTATGAAGGATATGGCTGATGTTCAGTTGAACAAGAAGCGCCTAGAGATAGATGCCTTGAAAGCTGCCGCACAGATTAACAACCAGAAGAAAGAAAATAAAGCTCAGCGTAACTTTGAGGCTATTAAGTCTCTGGCTGAAATGAAGCATGAGAAAGATCTACACAAGCGAGACAAGGCTTTGGAGATTCTTAAACATGAAAACCCACAAACTAAACCTAGAGGAGATTAATGGATCAGAACCTTGAATACTTGTTGCGGGAATACAAAGAACGTATTACCTATTTAACCGAGGGACTCGCTCGGGGAAATGTCCCAACAATGGAAGAGTATAGATACGTATGCGGTCAGTTACGAGGTCTTGAAGCTGCATGCGGAATCATTGAAGACCTTAAAAAACGAATGGAGAACTCGGACAATGAGTGATGTAAACCTAGACCTGCTAAAAGCGGTAGACCTTTCCGCGATTATGCAGACGAGCGCTGAGGACAAAGCAAGACAACTGCCC